AGACATAATGTACTATAAATAGATATCCAACATAGTTATTTAAGAGATGCAAAGAATGATTGCTAAATTTTTATTACTATTTTACTGGATGATGCTTGGGTGTTCTCTGCCTTTTACCATAGGAATCAAGCATGCGGCGCAGAGAAGCAAAACCAACTGGAGCCATTCAGTTATTATAACAGTTGTGGAATTTACACAAGAAATTTGTATTGAAGATGAGTGTTTGTTAGTTGGCAGGAACTTTGCAACAGGAACTAGTTTTATAATCGATCAAGCAGATGATCATACTATTATGATGAGTGCAGCGCATCTGTGCATGCAAGACGAAGAAATAAAACCGCTAGATGATGAAGCTAATCTAATCAATAGATCAAGAATGTTTGTTGATGATTATAACGTACAATATTATGTGGATGAAATTTTATATACCAACCCACAAACCGACGTCTGCATATATAAGACAGAAAGCGTAGTTCCGCACTTGCCTCTCAGGATAGCAGACGAAATGCCAAGTTATGGAGAAGAGATATGGACTATTGGGGCTCCAACAGGATTCATGCCCGATACCGCAAAACCCATCTCCAGAGGACTGTTTGCTGGCATAGCATCTAGGACAAACATGGCTGGCGAGACATTGGCAGTTGCAAATTATTCTCTTCCGACAATTCAAGGAATGAGTGGCAGTCCAATAATCAATTCAGATGGAAAAGTCATAGGAGTTGTTTCTGCTGTGCATAGGGATTGGCACATGATATCATTTAGCCCCACCTTAGAACAACTAAGAGAGGCTATTGATATTGTATACGCGGAAGATTAGGAAATAAATTTCTTCCAGTTTTCCATGATTACCTTAGATTCTCTTATGCCCGCTCCCCTGCTTTGTCGGAATGCCGCGGCGGCTTGATCTTGTTGCGAAAGAGCTTTTTGGCGTAGCGCGCTTAATTGTCGATCGGAGAATTTTTGAGTTTCTGCACCAGCCTTGCCAACTAAATTACCATCAGCATCTCTGATTCCTACATTTTGCATGGTTTGGGCTGATGTTCCAGTAGCTTCGGAGCTGTATTCTCCAGAAGAATGCATTTCGGCTGCTCTTTCTAAACTATTGGTTACATCAATTTTCGATGCCGCAACTCTTAATTCTTTTCCGTCTGCTACGGCTTGATTGTATGCTTCGGGATCCATTTCTTGGAGATTTGCAGCTTCTTCGAATGCTTGATCAAATATGGCGCTGGCTTCATCATTCAATTGTTCAGTTACCCGTTTGACATCTTCAATTCTGACTACGCGATCCCATCCGCCGGGATCATCGTGTCCATCTAATATTCGCATTCCACTGCCGTCAGATGACTCGATCATTGTTTTAACCGTCTCTACCATCGATGCTGCGCGATTAATTGCACCTTGAGCTTTATCAACGTCCGGAGCGTCGGTGGACATAACTGTACTGAGTTCTGCACCTTGTGCATAATTTTGTCCGGCGTCAACAATATCTGTAACTTGCAATAATTGAGTTTCACCGGTAGCGTTTGGATCTGCATCCATTACCGCTTCTTGATATTGGCTCAAGATTTCCATTACTGCATCCAAATAATCCGCCAAACCGGGATCTACGGCGAAGGTTCCAACCGCGTCGGCGCAGCCGCTGGATTCAGCAAGCATTCCTTCTTGAAGACATTCTGCTGGCATTACTGGCGCCATGAGGGCACCGTCTGCAATTCCCATGAGTGCCATCAGGACTATTGCTCCTGCGGCAATGTATGGCAGATAGTTGCCTAAAAATCTAAATATTTTTTGTTGCAATTTAAGCAATCCTGCAACAACTCTTAGCGCGCCCATTCCAACTTTAATTACGGCGCCTTTTTGGTTCGATGACAGAGCCTGCCAACATGCTGTTAAGCCGCGCAAGATGCCAGTCTTAATTGCTCCAATGGCTTTATTCAAAAATCTTTTTATTTTATCTTTTAAGAATTTACCAGCCTTTGCCGCTTTTTGTACAAGTCTTTTGAGCATTCCTGCTTTCGAGGGAGCTTCCTCTCCTTCTTCTGCTGCGGCAGCTTCAGCTTCTTCATTTTCTAATAGTATAGTCTCTACATCATCGTAAATTCTAATTGCCTCGTCAACTCTTTCGTTTATGCTGTATTCAAGTATTTCCATATACTTGACAGGATCAAGCTCTTGCATTTCAAACTTCATCATAAGAGTATCCCATGTTACTTTTCTGTTTTCTAATAAATAAAATTCATCTTCTAACTGTTGATACTTTCTCCAGTTTTCCATAATGACGTTATGGTTCATTTTTGCTTTCTCCTTTTGCTATATTTCTTCAACTCGTTATTCAAGTCTTCTAAAAACAATTTTGATTCTAATACTCTATATAGTAAGTTTTCTGCTAAAATAGGTATGTTCTGGTTGAAGTTTTGATACTGATTGGTGTATTTGTGTATGTATGCCGCGATGGCATCATAGTTGTCTTTTATGAACATAAACAATTTATACACCGAGTCGAGTTCAGTTTCTGATTTGTGAAAAGGGATATAGATCCCAAATTGAATTTGAATGTAAGCTGAACTTGGGATTATGATTGAGGTACCAGATACAACATTTCGTTCAGTACTATTAGTCTTAATTACCACATCAATATTAATATCTTCTGGTATCTGTGGCAGTTCCCACTGATCTTCTATTATTTCTTTCCATTCTTCGCCAAAATCTAATTTAAGTTGTCTTGTGGCAAACTCATAAGCTTTATTGTACACATTATATATTGCTCTGCCTAAATTATCTTTAACATCGCCAGCAATCTTCCCGGCGCCAATGTGCAATCTTAAATTCCTATTACCGTCTCGCATACTAACCTGAGCATTTCCAGCGCTAACCGGCTCTGTACCGCCGGTATCTGACATCCGTCCTGCAACTCTTACTGTATTTCCACTAGCATTTTTGAAATCTGTACCCATGTAAAGTTTGTCAACATATTCGGGATTAGCATCATACTCAAATGTCATATATAAATTCAAATCTGAGTTTTCATCATCGTCATCGTCTACTGTATAAAACAACATATCGCCTTCAATGTCGTGTCTTCCGGAAGTAAATTCACTTCTTAATTCACGGAACCGATTTGCACCAGCGGCGGCAAATTCAGGAATATATCTAGGAACATGATTTTGAAGAGATTCTAATATTTCTTGTTCGTTTCGCTCGCCCCATTCTTCTTGCATGTAATCACAAAACTGTTCAAGTTCTTGTTTCATTCCAGAACTATACATACCATAGTCTGGATCTCTCATGTTGCTTATTTCTATTGTTATTTGCCATGTATTATTTTCTCCGGATTGAGAAATGTCAACTTGAATCGAATCCGGATCATCCGGCCACCAATATTTTGAAGCACCAATATCAACATCTTCTGCCAAAGCTTCATACAGTTCACCACCTTCATCAATAGCTTCCTTGATATTATCTTCTGCCTCGTAAATGTCAATCTGATCATTCTCTAGCATTTCTATTAGAGAAGGATTAGTTAGTGCAAACCTAATTCGAACATCGCCACTTACGCTGAGATATGGCGGTTCATCATAATCTTCTAAGTATGAGTTTAGTGTTACGAAACCACCATCGTAGTGTCCATTTTGAATTTTACTTTCCATTTCCGCTAGCGGAGAATCAGGTGGATTTTCTTCTGCATGCTCAAAAATAGCTTCTGCAATATTTTCTGCTTTATCTTCCGGAACTTCAAAACTAGCAATCAGTTCTTGCGCAAAATCAGGAGGGTACCCTTGCGCTTCAAGTGAATATTGTTCGTCATCTCTATCCCAAATGTTAATTACTTGAAGTTCTCCTGATACCATGCCCATTTCAACTGCCATTTTATAGTTATATGCTTCATTTTTCTTTGTATCGTCTTTGATAAAATAAAACACTCTACCGTCGCCTTGAGTATAGCCTGAAAAATAGTTATTGCCAGTCTGAGCAATACACCATCTCGTTCTTGCTCCAAAGTGACAGGACGCCTCAGTTGAATCCGGACGAACAACAAAATACCTTTCATCTTCGTATACCACTGTACCTTGACTAGATCTTAGAAGTCTGGCGGTTTCTGGGTTCGTCATTCTTTTTCTTCTGGCTTTATCTATGCGTGGCTGTATAACATCTGTTTGTATCGCATTTAAAAGAGATTCCAAATTTGAATATTGGTTAATATCTCTCTTTTTCATATTCTGCCCAAATCTAACAAAAGATCCAATTCCAGCTATTATTTCATCTACCTTTTCTTCTTGAGCGTCGGATAATTCTCCATAATACACGTAATCTTTTCCGAAAGATGGATCAGGATCACCAATTTCTATACGAGATAGTTCCCGCGCCATCCATGCTAAATGTTTATAACGATATTGCTCATCAAAATTTAAGATTGCTTCAAGTGCGGCTTCGGATATACTGTCGCCATATTTTCTAATGACATTTTCTCTTCTACCCTCCATTAAAAGCTCTATTTGGGATTCACTTAAACTTGTCATGTCAAGAGCATCAAATATTCTTTCATCTATAAGAGATAAACTAGGATCATATTTTGGCTCTTGTTTTTCTTCATTTAAAAGATACTTCAGCCACTTTCTATTGTTCATATAATTATTCCTCATGAATTTATCTATAAATAGTATTCATTTAGGCAAAAAAAAAGAGAAGATACAAAATATCTTCTCTTTAGTAAACGGGAGGGAGCAAACAGCATTGTTCACAAGAGTATATATCAACTAAAATGCAAAAAAGAACTATTTTGGATAATTTTTTACTAAATTTTTTGCCAAATCTGATGAAGAATTGAATTTATAGTCGCCTCCAATACCCCATAACATACTTATACCCAACTCATGACAGACTTCTTGTTCTGGTGTATTTGACTTACCTCTATCACCGCCATTAGCAAAATAATCTGGGCGTATCATCCTTATAGCGTTGCACACGGTATTGTCCGAATCATCAACTGCAACAACCAAGGCAACGCCCTTAATTTCTCTTAAGATCATTGCCCTTTCTTCCCAACTCATGAAAATATATCCTTTTTTTCTCATGAGCCAATCATCTGAATTTGCAACCACAATCACAGAACCATACTTTGCAGCATCTCGGATCATTTGCATATGCCCACCATGCATCGGATCAAAGCCTCCGGAAACCATTACTGTTTTTTCTGCCCAAATCGACGGCGGAACTAAGCGAACTGGCTTTTCTTTATCGTACATATCTCTGTGTATTGTCATTTGTCTTCTCCTTTCTTTTTGATTTTAGAAATTTTATATTTGTCTGCGTCATCTAAAATCGACTTCTGTATTTCTTGAATTTTGTTTATAGAATCAAATACTTGTTTTGGAACAGAACGATATAGTTGCTTTTTTCTTTTTGACTCGTCAAGAGTTTTAGCCATTTTTTCTTCTAAATCTTGCAAATCAGTTTCAGTTCTCAATTGCGAAAGCATGTTTGCAAAAGTATTCACTATCTGACTTAGTTCTTTTATGGTGCCCAATAAAACTTTAATACAATACACTAGTGCTGGGTTGTCTAATGTTTCAAACGTATTCATTCGTATAGATTTTAAATCATCTGTAAAGTAAATGTAACATATCTCAACATCAGATATAAATACATTCACATCATGTGTAGCTGTTGTCTCTATAGTTACTTCTATATCTTCTGATTGTTGTGCAAATATCTGCATATAGTCATCATACATTGTAAAGAAGTGTATCTTATCATTCTCATCCTTAAACTTAAAAGATGAAACATCAACACCGTTTGCTAAAAATTTTTCTAGCATTTCTCGCATGTTGTCGTCCATTTTAGTAATCTCCTATGTGGTACACCCTGTAGGATTCGAACCTACGGCCCACAGCTTAGAAGGCTGTTGCTCTATCCAACTGAGCTAAGGGTGCATATGTATTAAACGTCTTCAGATAGCAATTTATTCACTATCTCAATTGTGGCATCTGGACTTTCGGTTTCGAAACTTAATGTTCTGGGGTGTTGGTATATTTCATAATCGTTTCCATTCTCTCCGCAGCGATCACCGATAAAATATATCATATCATAATCATCAAACAAATCAGTCAATTCTAAAGGATATGTTTTATCCCACCCTGTTGGGAATATATCAAATGATGTGTCTCCGCCAAGTTTAACTGTCATGTCACAATCAACAGATTCTAAAAACTCTTTAATATCTGATAGGATCACTTTCCTGATTCTGGATTGTCTATCTAGGTATTCCCATTGTTTTCTATCTTCTTTGGTTGCATTTCTGCCAATTGGGCACCAATTCAATAAACTTTCTCTGTAGTTGAAAAAGTGTCCTGTAAGTGGCATATTATAGCCACCCTCGATTGCAATCGGAGGGGAAGTACACAATTTGCACTGCTGGTGTAGAAGAAATTTCATCATAAGATTCCATTGTTTTACTCCCATATATTCTTTCATGTTTTTAGAATAAATTAATTCATTATCAAAAATATATTTTGTACCATTACAGGGTAAAAAATGAATCTGATTTGTTGCTATCAGACTCAAATCAAATAGAGTAGAGCACTGTTGTTTGATATAATCCATATCTGAGCCTGTGATTATTCCAACTTCGTGCCCAACATGTTGAATTTTTCCTAACATCAATTCGTTAGCAATTGGCATTTTCTCCCTAGCAGGAGTTAATGTGCCATCCATATCAAATAAAAACAATCTCTTTGCTTCGCTCATCCTAATCCTATAAAAAAAGACAGTTTTTTCTAATGAGAAACTGCCAAAACTCCGGGGGGTTATTCTTGTCCTGTATCTTCGGGACTTTCTTCCTCTTCCGAGGAAGTATCTTCTTGCTGCTCTTCTACAGCTTCTGCCTCGTCGGCAGCGGTATCCTCTTCCTTATCGCCACAAGCGAAAAGCATTAGAGTAAGTAAACTAAGTCTCATTTTTTCTCCTTTCTTTAGTTATACGAATCAAATTAGTTATTATTCATCTTTTTCAAGTCTTTCTTTTAATATTTTAACATATTTTACTAAATCTTCAATT